TGGACCGTCGCACACGCAGATTGCCGCAGCCTACGTTGTTTACAAATCATTTGCCCGTGGCAGAGTTTGACTATTCATGGGAGCCTGATCCTACAGATCCGCCAATGACTTATGTGTTTGGTAATCAATGGAACGAAGGCGTGCTAGAACCTACTGTAATATACAGCACAGGGGGAACTGAAACCAAGTATGTTACTGACATCATTGCCAAGGTTGCTCCAGATAAAACTAAATGGGAATTGTTAGATGACATTGAAGAATTTGATTATAGCTGGAGGCCTAATCCTACTGACCCTCCTTATATCTATGTGTTTGGTAACCAGTGGCTCACTCCTGAACAGCGACCTGCTGTCCGCTATCATGTACCTACCGCTGATGAAATAAAGTACATGGAGCATCCGCGAGCAAAGCGCCGCGGAGATCCTGCAAGGTTCGAACAACTATATCCTTGCGAGTTTGACTGGTCGTGGGAGCCTGAGCCCGGGTCGCCGCCTTACATCTATGTGTTTGGTAACCAATACTACACAGCAGAAGTAATGCCTACATTGACGTTTACTGTGCCCGGCGCAACTGAACGCAAGTACATGGACATTCCTGCAAAACTGTTGCCACGTCACGACAATCATTGGCATACGTTGATAGATTGCGAGTGGGACTATACCTGGCAGCCAGAGCCCGGTAGCCCTCCTTATATCTATGTGTTTGGTAATCAGTGGCACAGCGCAGAAGTCATGCCCACTGTGGAATATCACATGCCCGGGGCAACTCAACGCAAATACATGGATATCAACGCCAAGTTGTTGGTTGACATGACACATTGGCACATACCTGAGCATGTTGATGTTACAGACATGGATTTCAGTTGGGTACCTGATCCCGGCGAACCTCCTTACATCTATCAGTTTGCTACACAACACCAAAAGACCGGTGGTCCTCAGTATCGTGTACCTACTGCAACCGAATTTAAGTATGTGGATATGATGCGGGCTGAAGTCAAACAAGAAGCCGCACCTATTTTTGAAATTGACCACTTGGATGGTAATGCTAGCAACATCCCTGGCACAGTAAAGAAAGTGCGTTACTTTGACAACTATCGAGACACACTGATCCGACTGGCCAAGAGTCTAGTAGGAGAGTATGAGCATGTGTGGGTTTGTAGCAGTATCTGTGATTACACTGGGTTTGACTTCTCGTGGCATCCTGAAACTTGGCAAAGCACAATGTTGCATGTATTCCCCAGCAATGATCAAAAGTTTGGGGACACATTCTACATGCACGTTCCTACCTTTGCAGAACGTGCAGAAAAGAAACAGTTGCTGGAATGGTACAGCGTGAACTTTGTTTCACGTAAATCTGTACCGCGCAGGCCTATGCCAGTGATTGAACACACCGCAGACTCACATGTTGATGCAGTAAAGAATACAGATTGGTCAGGACCGTTGGCACTGTTCACAACCAATGGTACTCCTATTACTCTACCCACGGTACCACTTTGGCGCCAAGAAGTCAAGACCATTGTGCCACTGAGTTTGGGTGCTAGTGCTGTGATTGTACCCAAGGTTGCTCGTGGTGATGTCAAGACACAGATGTATGACTATCCACACATTGATAAGACACAGAAAAAACGTCATGGCGATAAATCACTGGACATTGTGTTTATTAGCAATGGAGAATACAGTGCCACGCAAAACTACAGTCATTTGTTAGACAGCACCTATAACAGAAACAATCGTGTGCATTGTGTAGATGGCGTCAACGGTCGCGTGGCAGCGTATCATGCCGCTGCCCGAGCATCAACTACACCTTGGTTCTTTGCGGTATTTGCCAAACTACATGTCAACATGAACTTTGATTGGACATGGCAACCCGACCGCATGCAACAACCCAAACACTACATCTTCCATGCAGAAAACCCAGTGAATGGATTGGTATATGGCCACCAGGCCATGATCGCCTACAATCGGGACTTAGTGCTGTCTAACACAGGGCACGGGTTAGATTTTACATTGGATTCGGCGCACGAAGTAGTTCCTTTGCACTCAGGTATCGCATATTATGCTGACACACCGTGGATGGCCTGGCGCACAGCATTTCGTGAAGTACTCAAACTCAAGGCCAGCTTGCCTGATATAGAAAATGAATATAGACTCAACATGTGGCTCAGCAATGCTGGTGAAGTCAAAAATGCAGAGTGGAGCCAATGGGGCGCAGAGGATGCTGTAGAGTACTACCACCAAGTGAGCGGAGATTTTGCAGCCTTGAAGAAAAGCTACGAGTGGGACTGGCTTGCTAGCTATGCGTTTGTCAAACGTTCTTTAACACCTGATCAGTGACGTATTCTACTTCCGAGTCTGACAGCTCGGGGTAGATGGGCAAGCTCAACACACGCTGGCTCAGTGCAGAAGCAACACTCAACATGTTGGGTCCGGGAAATTGTCTCAGCACAGAGTCGTCATGCAAGGGCCTCTCATAGTGTATCCGTGTGTCAATACTGGCATTCCAGAGTTTTTCTTGTAGCCGATTGCGTTGATCAACATCGATCACAAACTTGTGAAATGCATGGTTGTGTTCGTTGTGCTCGTTGATTAAACAACGTATGCTGGTATTCTCAAACCGTTCACGCATGTAGGCAGCAATCCGTCGACGCCGACCTTGCCATTGATCGATGTACTGTGTTTTGACCATCATGTGAGCACAGTCTAGTTCGCTCATGCGACTGTTGCTGCCACCACGCTCGGCCTTGTAGTCACCTTTGTTGTGATTGCCCCAGGCTCGTGCAAAGTCTGCTAGATCACGGTTGTCTGTGACCACTGCACCGCCATTGCCGTAACAGGCCAAGTTCTTCATGGGGTCGAAGCTGATGGCACTACCATCACCAACTCGAAGACTGTTGTTGCCCAACCAGTGCTGTGCAGCGTCTTCGATCACAGTGACATTGTTGTGTAGCCAATGTGTCCAGGCTTTGACTGAGTGAGCATGGGAAATAGCAGCACCGTACAATCCAACCAGGACCACAGCTTGATAATCAAGATCCTGCGGAATTTTGTCAGGGTCAAGCAAACCGTTGACATCTACATCAACAAAGTAGATATCCCAACCAGCTCGCAAGAACGCATTGGCAGTGGCCACAAACGTCAAGCTGGGAATCAACACTCTTGGCGGTTTGTTGGTTAGTTCTAGCCCACGCCAGTATTCTGCTATGATTTCCAGGGCCTGAGTGCCTGAGTGGCAAGTTACAGCATCTTTGCCCCCGTTCCTGACAGATAACCAGTTTTCAAACTTGTGAGTCCATGGTCCGTTCATGAGCTGACCAGATTGCAACACCTGGTCCGTGGCATCCAGTATCTCGGTGCGTAGGTTGTTATACTGTCTTTGGAGACCAGTAAACGGAATTCGAAAGCCAGTCATAGTATTCACGGAATCCTTGTTCTACATCAACTTTGGGATCATATCCTAATATAGTTCTTGCACGATCAATGTTTAGTGCGCCACGGCTGGGGAAGTCTGCATCTTTGTCTCGTACTTCAATCTCACCTTTGCCCACAATTTTAACAATCATTTCGGCAGCTTCTAGTAGTGTAACACTATGACTCTTGGTGATGTTGAACACCATGTTGCGACACATGATCCTAGTCGCAGCCGCAACAATACCGTCCGCGGCGTCATCAACATACGTAAAGTCAAGTGTTTCTGACGCACCGTTGACTCGGAGAACGTTGCCACGCATGGCTGTGAGCATAAACTTTGCAACAACACGGTCTTCCACATCCAACGGTCCATACACTGCCGACGGACGGATGATAACATACTCCATGCCTGTTCTTCTTGCATAATCTTTAACAAGCCATTCCCCTGCTAGTTTCATGATGCCGTACTGTCCTTGTGGAGCACACACATCATCTTCCAAGACTTGATCTTCGAAATCTCCGTACACCATGCTAGAGCTGATGTAAACAAAACGTTCTACACCGTGCTTTTTGGCACTCTCCAACAAGTTGATCAAGCCACGCATCATGACATCAGCGCCGTGTGCAGGGTTGGCATTGACCACTTTCTGTCTAGGAAAGCTGGCACAGTGAATGATCACCTTGGGCTTTTCTTTTTCTACAATATGATCAATTTCGTAGCTGTCTGTGACACACTGATTGTAGTATGTGTGATCAGAAATTTTCTTGAGTCGCTCACCAATCAAGTAATCAATTTCTGTCTGTGGAATGATTCCGTATGTGGTGTGCGTGTCTATGACACTGACTGTTTCGCCACGTGCTTGAAGACGTTGCACCACATTGTGCCCAATCAGTCCATGCCCGCCTGTTACTAATATTTTCATTTATTTCCCCATTTCATTTGATACCATACATAGACTTTTTCGTCCATCACAGTAAAATCGCCTGCTCTACTGTAATCCCAATACCGTCCGTTTTTATATGTTCCTGCGTGACCAAAACTTTTGAGCAACCAGTTTTCTGCTTGCATTCCGGGCCAGCCTTTGAATTTGTACAATGTCATTGGCACAAACTGTTCACCGTCCCAGACCTGTTTTCTCACAGGCGGTGGCAGCACAACTTCGGCGTCTACATATTCAATTTTTTGTTCCCACATACTTCAACTTGAAAAATACTGCATCTGCTACACTGAGTCGAGCAATAATCTTGAACTCATATCCGTAACTTTGATAGTCTGTGCGGCGGGTCCAGTAAGGTTTTTCCACAGCATGCTCCATTACCCAGCAACCGGCTGCACTTTGTTGCCATGCCCAAATAGGTTCAGCTGCATAGATGTCAGGATCTTCTACATCACCTAACCTAAACGTATGCACCAGAATATCCATGTACTTCACGGCGACGCCGTCAACAATTTTAACTTCTGACGGCGTCCAGTGGGTGCTTTCAACAGCGTGATTGTGTGTTAATGCCATACAACATTATAACACAATCACGATTATTTTGCAACAATATCGTTAGCCATTGGGAAGATTTCGGCAATAGCTCGAGCACATGCAAGAGCAATCAGTTGATGTTCTTTTTGCGTACCATTGCCTGATCGCAGTTCGATAAAGTGAATCCAAGATCGCAAGGTACCGTTCATATACATGCGGCTAACTGTAAGACCTTCGGGCAACACAGCACGGGCTTGCTCTTTGGCAATACCGTTTTTAATGGCCCATTCGTATTCACGCTTTACAGCATAGAGCACTCGTTCTTGGGCACGATGCCATTCGTTGGCCAGCATTGTGTCATCAGTCTCTACACTGTTTTGTCTATTTTTGGTGTCCTGGAGTCGACATTCTCGTAGTACAAACGCACTTTCGAGTTCGGCGGTGGGATCGGCGTATCGTTGACTGAATTCCTGGAAACTGAAACTTCTATGACGGAGGATCTGACGAGCGATGTCCCTGGTAGTAACAATCTCCATACAAGCTGAAACCATCTCGAGAGGACTCCAGTGCTGGTGTCGTATGAGGTACCTAATGAGCTTCTCTGAAGTTTCGGTATTGAACTGGTTGGCTGGATTGGAGACTCTGGCACAGTAGGCAATGAGTTCCTGGGCATCATCAACTCCCTGGGAGGCAAAGTCTTGGGTTGGCTGCGAATAGGAGACAAGTTTGACATCCATATATTTATAGTCCGTTAAGGAGTTTGTCGGTTTCGGGTTGTACTATTTGGGCAACAGCGGCAATGTCCACAACAAAGTCAACATCGCGTATTTGATCTTCAAACTCTGCCAAGGTTCTAGTCAGCACATGTTCAATCTCGTCCATGTCTAGACCTTGTTTGCGTAGAGTGTGTAAGTTGATTGTGCGTTGCTTTTTACCAGCTAGTCGCACAATCACTTTCTTGATGCATTCCAATGGAACATCGGTCTTGTTGACCTCATTAATAATGTCTTCCCATCGGTCCAGGAACTCATCACTGAACTGCATCAGACGCTACCACTTTGGGTTTGCGACCGCGACGTGGAGCCGGTACAGCTGGCGTTATTTCGGTCTGTACTGCAACCGACTGTTCGTAGGCATCAACACGCACACTGGGGTGCATGCGTTGTGCATCTTTTTTCATTCTGGCAGCTTCGGCAATCATGCCCTTGGCTTCTACTTCCATCTTCTTGGCCTGCGACAACATGTTGATAGCCAAGGTCTTGTCGTCCAAGGCAGAGTCAGTGTTTGCAGCCAAGCTCTTGCTCATGGGAGCCTGTTGGCCACGTTTGAATTCTGCTTCAGCACTGCGTTTGACATCAGGGGCTACCATGCCTTTGCTGTTGTCCAACTGCTGTAAACGTTTACGAGCATCGTCACCAGTTTCCATTTCGCGTACAATACGATTGAGTTCGTCCAGCTTGACTGAACTGGTAGCGTTGGGAGTCACAATCACCTGATTGCTGGGGATCTTCTTGATCATGCCTTCGCGGTGCAAGGCCTCTAGTTGTGGACGGCCATCGGGCAAGATACCGCGATGCAATGCATCAGCAAGATTGTTGGCTTGCTGGCCTACTGTGCTTTCCAGTGTCTTCATGATTGAGTCATGAATGTGTGTGGGTAATGTTTCTGGATAAATTACCAGACACATGTGGTCTTCACCTGGTACTTCTCTAAACAAGATTGCAACCTTGCGGTCACCGTGTCGTCCAATATGCTTGAGCATGTTATTCTCCTAAAGGGGTTGGGGTAGATTCTACGGGCTGTTGGGCCTGAATCTGTGCTTGAGTTTCGTCAACAAAACGAGTGATCTTGTTGTAGAGTTCTCCAACTGATTGCATTTCGTGTGCTTTGAATGCGCCACGAGTGCAAGCAGCATCGATCAAGTGCTTGACCGAAATAATGTCAGTAAGTGTTAGTTGAGCGTTTTCCATGCAGATATTTAATACGAAAATTGCTGGTGGCAATTTTATTACGCATCAAAATTTTTGTGTCATGTCCCAGTAATAATCTGGACCAGACTGATAATGAATTGTAAATGGTGTGTCTGACCATGATCCGTGTTGTAATCTGTGCAACATATGATTATACACAATTTCGTTGGCCTCTGCAGTCATATGGCAAATCATGCCCGTGATTGGGATCAGCCCAGCTATCACCGTAGATTCCTATAGTTTCCATGTTGTTTTATTTGTGGGCCGACTGCCAAGCGGCCACATAAGGCTCAATGTTGTTGTCAAAAATCTGGGCCATTGTGCGCCACAGACCTTCGCGTTCTGATTTGGTCATTCCGCAGATCCATGGAGGATCTTTATCGTCCTTGTGCAAGCCGTAATCGTGTCGATAGGTCATGCACATGCTGGTAATGATTTCTTCTCGATTCATTTGTATGCCTTGATGTCTTGGTGTGTGACCACCACTACATGATGTACATTGCCTTGATACTTGATAGGCAAATCCAAATGCACAGTAATACGAGGACCTTCTATGTGGTTGATCACAGTATCGTTACCCACAGTTCCAACAAAAGGAATACCGTTCCAATGTCCAAACACACGATCGCCTAGGTACCACACAGGTTGGTAACCTATGCGATTAAAGTAATCTGATTGATTGCCCATTACATTTTCATCTTGTGACCCGATAGGAAGAAATTAACACCAGCAATAGCAAAATTAATTGCGGCGTTAACATAGTTTCCAACCGCCAGCGAACTCAATCCTGCCATAACGCAGATACCAATAACAAACCAAGTAATAGCAGTTTGGTGTGTAATATACCATGTTCTAAAAGCACTCATGTTAGTTTCCTTTCGTGTACAAGAGTTTCAAACTGTTCAAACAGTTCTTCAAACTTATGATGATAAACAGCAGACAATGCCTCAAAATCGGCACTCTCGGCTCCTCGCTTGGCCAACAACTTGACGTCATCAACCATGCCCCAGCAACTCATAATTTGTTGCTCAAAATCAAAACGATCTGTCATTTACGCCACTCCTGTTTGGCCTTAATGGCCTCTGTAAAAATTTTCTTGCTTATTTCCCAAATGGGATGCCAGAAGTATCCTGCTATGAGACCTAACGCAAACCAATTTAATGCGTTGAGAAAGTCTTGCATTAGGCCATCCTGTCTACGTTTTGTCCAGCACGATTCATGTACCGGTTCATTTCAATACGCTTCAAATCGTCCTGTTCTCGGCGTGCCTTGGTCTGTTGTTGCTCAACCACTGCCTCGTTGTGACGTTGGTCCGCTTTCTTTATCTCAGTTCGTTGGTAAACTTGGTTATTCCACTCGGAGATTTTATCAATACTCATACAAACCTTCCTTTTGTTTCAAACACGCTGGTTCAGCAGTGCATCAGCACGAGCCGCAGAAGCCCGGCGTTGTTCGTCAGTCATTTCATCACAGCGGCTTGAGTAGTCGGGCATACGCAAGTAGTCGGCACCGCGAGCATTGGTGTGATTTAGACTGCGGAACACATACCAAGTCACAAACACCATTGTGACAATGGCCACATGTCCCAGCATGTTGTAGCCAATGGTTAGTAGTTCGCCAATGTATAAGCCAAATGCCAAGCACCAAAAACAACTCAGCAAGATCATGGCCAGGTATTTGGTAGGACTGGGCACATGAGCCAGGGCATTGCGATCCACATTCAGCAGGGCAGGAAAGGCCTTAAACACAATCCAAATAAATTTGGACACACTAAACATAAAAACTCCAACAGATTATTTAGGTTCATCTTCTTTATTCCTGTGCATATCCCATAGTACTATTCCTACTACAACTATCATGACTATTATAGCAATAATTTCATTCATGGTCATATTTATTTTTCAAGGATAACTGGGATCACGTTCAGCCACAACAGGCACTTCACACCACTCCGACCATTGCATGTTTACAGTACCAGTACTAATCGACCCACCTACGGGCAGTGCCCGAATGGTAGCATCATATTGTTGCCGATACTGTAGCACCTTGGCGCCTTCTACAGGTACCAACCAACGCATCTCAATCATTTGCTTTCCTCGTAGTAAGCATATTGGCCCCAGGGTGGCACAATAGTTGTGGTGCCGTGCAATATAAACACGGTGTCAGTGTAGTTTTCGTCACCCCAACTACCAAACGGATAGCCGTCTGTGAACATCACAAGTCGCTTGGGCTCAATCTCGTTTTCTTTCAAGTAGTTGAACACACAGTCAAAGTCTGTGCCGCCACCGCCTGTGACTTCGTAATCGCAGATGTCATCCAAGTTTTCCGAATTGTACTGAGCAGGGTTGTATGCTTCAGTGTCAAAAGTCACAACGTGGATTCGATATGCAGGGAACGAGTCCATGATACCTTGCACCTCGCCCAGGAAGTCTTTGAGCATGCTCTCAGAGATCGAACCAGATGCGTCTAGAGCCACAGCAATATCAATCATGGGATCCAGCTTCATACCGGGCATAACTGCATCCATGTGCCAGCCCTTGCGACTGGCTCGCATCCAGGTGTAGTCGCTCTTGATGGTAGATTCCAACTGCATGCGAAGCAGTTCACGCCAGTTCATCTTGGGCTCTGTAAGCTCTTGAATCAGACGCTTGACGCCGGCCGGAATGTTGCCTGCACCGTCTGCTGTGGCAGCCGCAGCCAGCATAGCTTCTTTGATCTCGTCGCGGATGGCCTGGCGATCTGCTTCGCTAAGTTGTGGACGGCCTTTGCCTTGTTTGTCACCGTTGCCATCACTGTCGCCTTCGCCTTCGCCATCCAGGTGCTCGTCGATCAACTTGTCCAACAAGTCGCCAAGACTAATTTTGTCTGCTTTTTCGTACAAGAGATCATAGATTTCTTCTGAGCTCATGCCGTCATACTTGGGATCATGCAAGCAAGGCACTGTAGTAATCTTTTCGCCCACACGGTGCTTGATCAAGTCTGCGTTTACAGCAAAGTCGTTGGCAATGTTGAACAACTGTGGGTCACGATTGCCGCGACGACCAAAGTGGTCGTAAACACAATGCAAGACCTCGTGTCCAAACAAGAACTCGATCTCTTTGGGGCGAAGCATGTTGATGAAACGGCTATTGTAATAGAAGTGGCGACCGTCTGTGGCCGCTGTACCGCACCATTCGTCGGCGTTGACCAGTTTGAGACGGGTGGCCAAGTTGCCAAAAAAGCTGGCACGAAGTAGCAAGCCCACACGGGCTGTGATCAGCTTTTCGCGAACCTCGCGGTCAACTTTGGCATCGGTAGGCCCCAACAGGTTAGCGAACTTTTTCTTGTCGTCTTTGGTCTGTGTACTGGTTGTCATAGGTGTCCTTGTTGCAATATGTATATTATAGCTGAAGACAATTTATCGGTCAAACTATTAATCCCACGATTTTTTGTCGCCACGTGCTTCGTTGTCACGATACCCTGCGGTGTAGGCCACAATCTCTGCTGGAGTCATCTGCGCCATGTCAATTCTAGGACTGCGGTGAGTGTCTCTCACAAAGTAATGCGGCATATAGTCACGACCGTAATAGCTGTCAGCCATGCCGCGATCGTAGGGACCGCCATGACGTTCAGTGTAGTAACCAGATTGTGCTTGTTCTTTAATCATATTGTTTCCTTTAGTGCAAACATCTTGCGTCCTGCTGTCATAAACATATTATACGCGACTCTGTCTTCTTTGTCAAGATCATCGTAACAGCACTCCATGTCCTGCAATCCTGCCAGGATGTCTCCGCCTGTGTGGTGATCAGCGTATTCCTGCACGATGCGGCAAGCATCGCCTAGTTCCATGTATAGTGGTGTTCCCATTTTGTTCTCCTTAAGCCGCTTTGCGGAAGTACTGATAGGGCAAGCCCAAGGTCCAGGCAAGAAAATCATTGTCACCGTTGGTCTCTTCAGCTTCGTGGATCCAACGCATGGCCATGTTGTAGTCTTTGGCACCAATGCTGATCAATTCAGCAACACGGCGTTCAAACAACTCAACCGCCTTGATCCCGGCTTCTTTACGAGCAGTCTCTTCACGGTCAATGATCTCACCCAACTGTTTGAACTCAGCAAGGTAATCTGCCTCTGTCCAGGCAGAAGTATCAATGCCACGAGGGCGGATACCAAACGCATCTTTGTACATATCCCAATAAGTGCAGGCATACTGCTCAAGAGTTGTCATGTCTTCCCAAGATGTAAATGCTGTCATTTGTGGCTCCTTATTTCTTACTATGTTCATATTATAGCAAAATGGGGGTTTTTGGTCAACCGTTTTGTGCCTGTAGCAAATAGTATACATTTTTGAGATCTTGGGCGTTTTACAGCAATATTTCATGAAGATCTTGCTATAGTGCTCACAGTAGCAAAAGCAGGGATTTTAGCGCATCAAAACCCTATATAAATCAACAACTTAGCACGCCTGCGACCATCAAAAATCACGCGATCTGCGGGTTTGCTACAAGATCTTGCAAATATCATGGTAATACTTGAGTACTAAGATTTAAATACTTCAACTGAAACCAAGATTGTGCAGAATCTGAATAGAAGTCCAAGTGTACTTGGTCTTCGTAGTGCATGGTGGGACCGTCCTTTCGGGGGTTTGGGTTGGGCACAAGACCCCTATGATACCTGTATACAAAACCCAACTCACGTTTCAGACGCGGCCTTACAGCCATGCCCATGCCGTATTGTTGCAGTATCTGAGCATAAACATCTGACCACTCTCCGGGACTGTGAAAGATGATCAGGTTCTTTTTAACTGTTACTTTCATGTGGGTGTGCCAATACAAACCAATTTAGTTCTTTGTCACTATTTAAGTAGATGCGATACTGTTTATACTCTACTGAGTAAGCCCAATGGGTATTGATGTCATCTTCCTGGACTACTGTATTGGCAGGATCTGCTTTGCGGAATTTCAGTCGGCTACGAGTATCAACATCTTGACTCCATCCCCAAGTCTGGTTCATCCAACGTCGACTACGATCAAAGTCTAGCACGCCAGTGCCGACTCGTGTGTTCTTGGAGAATTCCAGCATGTAATCAAAACTATGTTTGTGGCTATGCCGATAATCCAATTTGGTTACGTGGTATATCATGATATAGAAACAAAAGGGGCCGGAGCCCCTTTTGTCGATGACCTATCAAGCAGAAGCTTGCAGGATGTACTTGCCGTATCGGCTGTGGAACTCATCAAAGTTCTTGAGCTTGGTAGGCAGGAACGGAAGATCGTATGTGGTAAGAGCAATACGAGCACCCATAACAACCAGTTCTGTCTCAAAGTTCTTCATCATGTAGCCCAGGAAGTTGTCAGCCATTTCGTGGAACTCCTTGTCTGCAGGCTTGTTTTCAACTGCACCTTTGAGCTCGTAGCACATGGAGATCACCAAACTGTACATGGCACTGACTTCTTTGACCTGGAGTTCAGTCACCTTGCCCTTCAAGATGTCCACAGGATTGGGCATGCGGCTTGCGATCTTGCGGTGAGCCATGAACTTCACAGCAAGACCTTCGCCTACAGTACCTGCAATCAGGTTCATGATAGTGTCGTCTTCTGTAGTATCATCACTCAACAGCTCACTCACAAAGCTCCAACTACGTGGAGTAGCAAAAGCTCGCGATGCAGACTTAGCATCAAAGTCGTACAAGTCCTGCTTGGCAAAGCTCAAATAACCAACCACGTCCTTGTGGATCTTGTTCTCCACAGCCCAAGTCTGCCAAGAGTTAAAGTCCACCTTCATTTCTTGGTGAATGAAACGATTGGCAAGCGGAGTAGGCATACGGTAAGTGACACCTTTGTCGCTTTCACGGTTGCCGGCGGCCACCATAACCACATTGTCGGGCAATACATATTTGCCAATGCGACGGTTCAAAATAAGTTGATAAGCGGCACTTTGAACAGAGGGTGCGGCACTGTTCAACTCGTCCAAGAACAGCACCACAATAGGATACTGAGCCGCAGTTTCTGCGTCGGGCAATTCAACTGGGGGAGCCCAATCCATCTTGCCATTGTCCTTGTTGTAGAACGGGATACCACGAATGTCTGTGGGCTCCATCTGACCCAGGCGCAGGTCAATCATGAGACCGTTAAGATCTCGAGTAATGCCTTCAACCAATTCACTCTTGCCAATGCCTGGAGGACCCCACAGGAACAAAGGACGCTTGACGCTGAATGCTTTGAGCAGGCTCTTGCGTGCCTGGGCGGAGGTGACTGTGCGACTATCTGACATGTATTACCTTTCGGGGTGGGAAATTAACTGTTCAAGCTGTTATTGTAACAGTGTTGGATTTATTGGTCAACAATTTTTTAACTGTTGATTGTTGCAAAAGGACTACACTCGTTGCCGTCTGTGTCAGCAGACAGTGTAGTTTGGGATTCAACAACAAAGTGGACTGGAATTTCCAGTTCACGGGCAATTTCAGCAAAGCTCTTGCCTTCTTTTAACAGGTACTCGATGTCCATTGCTAGCTCGCTCATCTTGCTCATTGCAGGTCCTTGTTTTGTTGACATGTGTATATTGTAGCAAAATGCACAATTTTAGTCAATAAAAAACCCTACATAGTGTAGGGTTTTAAATGTAGTACTCAAGTATTACAATTGTAAATACTAGATCACTATGTTTTCCATTGAAAATTTTTACTATATTCTGCATCAACACCTGTTGAAGCCTTTGAATTTGCAAGATGCTATGTTTCAGGAGTTTGGATCAGTTGATCTGAAAGATTTTTATATAGGACGATACTCCACAAGTCAGTACAGATATCGAAAAAAATCATCGATGGAGAACACATGTTATTATTTTGACCAAGAGCCTATACATACTGATAGTGTTAATAATTTAACCATATTTACATCCTCTAAATTGTTGCAACTTTTGGCTAACAGCGAAATCAGCCATACAAAAAAATATCTATGTCAGGAACACAACTACCAAAATTGGTACTATTTTTTTCATGGATTTGCTGCCTTGGACTGGTATCAGGATGGTCGGTACTTTGATCAACAGATTGACTGGTCTCGTCCCTACATCACACTGAACCGACTGCATACCAATGACCGCAGTTATCGACTAAACCTTGTGGCCCGCTTGGCTGATCAACAGTTGTTGGATCGCGGACATGTAAGTCTGCATCTTGGTCATACTGAATACGGAACTTGGCAACAAGAATTAATCAGCCCTGACACTAGACTCAGTGACACTGCTCGTGAGCTGATTGCACAACATCTAGAACACCCATTGACTCTAGATTGTGAGACCAGCACTGGAAGCTTGAGTGCTAATTTTGGACATCAGGAGTTTGAATTGTGGAAATCAGGACTGTGGCACATTGTAACAGAAACTGTGTTCTATCACGACAAGCTGCATCTCACAGAAAAAATATTCAAACCCATTGTGGCCCAACGTCCCTTTATGTTGGCTGCGGCACCTGGTAATCTTGCTTATCTAAAAAGCTACGGATTCCAAACGTTTGATCAGTGGATTGACGAAAGCTACGACAACATACAGGATCCAGATCAAAGACTGCAGGCCATAGTAGACCAAACTCAACGCCTGAGTGCCATGAGTGATAGTGACTTGCGAGAAATGCACCAGGAAATGCAAACAGTACTAGAACACAACTTTGACCACTTGTGGTCAGGATTTAGGCATCTGATTGTGGACGAATTAGTCAATAACTTTGAAACATGTGTTCGATTGTGGAACAACGGCAGAGTAGATGGAAAAGAATTACCCTTGCAAAATATTGATCTTGCAAGGGTAAAGCAGATTTTACTTAGATAAACGTTCAATCTCGTTGGCAGCTTCTTCCAACAAATCGGCAATTCTATCAGCGGCACCTTCCTGCACACTTTTACGATCTTTGATGTTGCGTCTAATCTCTGCTCGCTTGCGAAGTCGATATATTAGACTTTGTTCTGCAACAGGAAGATGTGATTCGTCTTTCATTCATCCGCCCCAAAACCAAAATATATTTTTAAGTCTTGTCCTAGCAGGTGGCCATGCTCCCAATTCCTGAGAGCATACTGGTTGCATTCTTCCACAACCAACTCCACTAGTTTTTCTGCATGCTCCGTGCCCATCCACTTGCCGCTGGTATCAGTACCTGCTTGCTTCATTAACTCTTGAATTCGTTGGTTCATTTTTAAACTCCTACGTACTTGCTAGCTTCTGCGTAAAGTCCCGGGTCGCCCTTGGTCATTACAGCGAGAAGCATGCGCTTTTCTTCGAGGTAAGTCCGAGCAAAAGCCGGGTCGTGCTTCACGATGCTTCGACTGTTACTGATAAGGTCAGCGAGCTTGATAGTCTGTGCTTCGGCTGGCGCCCGGGCACTGTGCTCACGGTCCATGGCCTTGCGAACAACACGATTGCCATCATGCGGTTGACTTACATCAGTGAGCCAGCCAACCAAGGCAGCAATGTCAGCACCAAAAGCCATATGCACATCGGTATATGTACAACCAGTGTCTTCCACAACATCGTGCAACCAAGCAGCCGCGACCATATCGGGAGTACTACCTGGAACGCCTGCTACAATCTTTGCTACCTCAGCAGGGTGAACGATATAGGGCTCACCGGTGTACTTGCGCCGTTGCCCAACTGCGGCGTGAGCTGCCTGGGCATAGACCTGTGCCTTGCGCACAACATCCATGCCGCTTTGTTCCATTGTGAACCCTTCCATATTGCTCTCCTTAATCTAAAAATGTCACGCGGCCTTCTGTGATTTCAACATCGCCGCTCATGTCGCCTTCATACTCGCCACCGTTCTGCGAAAGCCAAACTTCTGCATCTTGTGGCAATTGTTGCAATAGTGCTATCAAATCTGCTATTGTCATTTCGTTCTCCTTTTTGTCTATGTGTATATTGTAGCAAAAAGGGCAATTTTGGTCAACCAAAATCAAGTACTACAAAAGTATTACTTGTGATGCCCTTTGATCTCGCCCCGCATGGCGTCACGGATAGCATCTTCCATCAGCATGGCAATCTGCCCAGTAGCATCAATGCCCATGTCTCTGCAACGATACCGTTCCATGCCGCTCTCGCCACCATGCAAGTGACCATGAAAGTGAACTGCACCGCGATGCATCTGATCCCACTCTGCAATAGGATAGTGTAGCATCACAACCTTGGTGCCATTGTAGTTGATGTCCAAGTAGTGATGAATTTCCTCAAAGCAACCACGAAAGCCAGCGTCTTGTAGTAGCTTGCGATCATGGTTGCCTTGCACCAGGATCTTGCGCCCATTCAAACGGCGCATGTATTCCACTGCCTTCGGAGCTGGCAAGAATGCCACATCGCCCAGAATGTACACCAAGTCTTGGGGCTCGATCAAGTCGTTCCATTCTCGGACCATGGCTTCGTTCATGTAGTCCACATCATTGCGGAACCTGGCCCGCGACACAGGGCAAAAGTTCATGATGTTCTTGTGACCCCAATGCAGGTCACTGGTGATATATGTTTTCATAATTGTTATTATACACTCAAAAGAAAGCCCAGTCAAACTGGGCTTTGGTATGTTGCACTGCCACAACAGTTAATCTGCGTACCAGATTTCGTCAAAGCCTTCTTCTTCAGTAGGTAACTTCAAGCTGGATATCATGCCCTGCATTACATTCCAGGGAATGTTCTTGCCTGGACGGCTGGCGAGCCTACGCTCCAGTTCCGTATGAGAAGGAGTGTAGAACACCACAGCCACAGCATGATAGTTAGGCAGCATGTTGAACTTCTTTCGACGGCTGGCTACAGTAGTACTGGTTTGGTCCCAAATAATGTCCTGTCCTGCTTCTCTGGCAGCAACCACTTGATCTGCCATCAGCTCCACAGCAGTAGGCATGTAGTCGTTGAACACTTCGTTGTAGGTCTTGCCTTGACGTTGTGCTTCTTGTTCCACGAACGCATCAGTGCTTACTATTGCACAATTTTGAGTCCAATCTTGATTCTTGATCCAGGTACTTTTACCTGATCCTGGCACACCTACTAACACATACACAGTCGGCATTATTGTTCCCATCCTAGTTTAAATGTACGCCAGTCGTCCACGTTGGGCTTTTCGTTTTCATCGTAAGTCCAGCCCAGTACCTTCATTAGGCTGTGCTTAACTAGTAGATTGGGACTGCGAAAACGTTTGGTGTCATCAAATCCCATCATCACACCAACTTCAGTTACAGCACCTGATCTGCACAAACCAGCCATGCAATGCACAACCACGTTCATGCGATTGTCTAGTGCATGTTGTAACAAGCGAACAATTTCTTCAGCTTGAGTTTGGGTAATCTTGACTTCATTGGGCCACTTGTCATCACGCTCCACGTCCATGAATTCAAACTTGTGAATCTCTCGGAACTCATGAGCAGGAGTGGGCCACCATGTGGGACATGGATCCATGATCTGAATCAGCATGCTGTTTGGGCCAGCTTCGTGATGGAACCGCAAAGGGATGTCGGCGGCCGCGACGTTTTCAATCCAGGGCATGTTGTTCTCCTAATGTAGTATTATAACACGCCCGGGATTTATTGGTCAACTAAATGTTCTAGTGGCCCGATGTTGACGTTTGATCTCCACATTGGACTCTTTTAACAAGTAGTCCAAGCCCACTTTGCCTTGTTCAATTTCCAAAAGTGCGGTTACTGTAGCACCATGTCGATTTTCTTCAATTCGAATGGCATCACCTCGGTGTAGTTCTCGTACTCGGCGTGCCGCTACCAGCACTAGGTCGTAACGATTACCAATTGCTTCTACTGCGGCCTCGTTGCTGAGTCCGGCTGCGGGATCTTTGGGTGCTCTCATTCTAGGTCCTTTGGTGTAATACCGTTGCTGTGTCGATCTGAAGTTTTTTCTGTATCCTGGAACAATCTCTGTTCCTGAATGGTTTTCTCCCCGAAAAACTTTCGAGGATTGCCACACATTGCACAGTTGGAATCACCGCATGTGGTGGCATGTATCTTGGCCAGGCGATGTTCAGGCCCTGTGGGGAAACCGTGAGCTTTGGCAATTTTGCGTTGTTTTGCTATAGCAGATTGCTCTCTGAGCCTGCGTTGCGAATTGATAAATTTTGCTAGTTCGTTACTCATTGCAGTGTTTGTTGATATACCTAATATATCGCAATCTTCTTTAATGATCAAGCGTTCGGAGACGTCCAATCTACAGAATTTTCTGGAACTTCAATTTGATTAACTATTGTAGCCAAAATGCCATCAAAATTAGCCACCATGTAATCGATCCAGAGTTGAGCTGATTCCTCAGTAGGCCACGTTCTATAGGATGTCCTACGACCGTCGTTGTTTTCTATAAAAAGTGTTAACTTGCTGTCGAAGTCTGGAGCAATATTTTTTGCCACATCTGGCAGCCCTTCCATTTTTACCGTATATTCTTCACCAAGTTCGGCCGCCTGTGGCCAGTTATATTTAACAGGCCAAATAATTTTAGTAGCAATCATAATAATATCTCCTATGCAAATATTTATCTAAAAAATTAAAGAAAGCCCCAGGGCGAACACAAAACATTGACAAAAGGTCTTGTGTCGCGATCCGGGGACGTATTCAACATTTTAAATCAAACCTTCTGCAGTTAGAAACTGCACTGCATCTTGTGCAATTGCAATCTCTGTACGAACGTTGATTTCCAACAGCTCATCTTGCAGTTTTTGCTTGGCTTTCTTTGCAGTAGCAGCCGCGGTTCGGAAACCCCGGATGTCTTCCG